CTAAACATATTACTCTATTGTATTAGTGAAACCTACTTCAATTAAAATATCCTTATGGTAACCTCGCGGCTGAGTTCTAAGCTGAATTTTTGTTTGTCCAACAACTTCCTGAAGTGGGTAAACATAGCTTTTAAACCCGCTTACTTCTTTTGCAGATTTCATATCAGCCTGTACTTTGTCATCAATTTTACCCTGCAACCTTTTTAACTCGCCAATACTAATGCTACCGTCTGGCGCTTTTTCATAATCACCATTAATAAAGCCTGAGTACACCCCGTAAGACAGTCGCCTAACTTTATCCATTACCCTACCGTTTGCAAAACTAGCATAGTCATCTTCGTTGCTTGTTGCGGTAGGGTCATCATTGTAGAAATAGCCGCTGTACTCAACTCTCTTGATAGGGAAAATATATCCTTTATCATGAACAGTATCCTGGTAATCTGAAAAACTCTCTGGGGCAGTCACCCCGTCAGTATAAAATACAGTCTTATCTGCTAGCCCCAAGTCTCCACTTTCAACCCTTCCCGGGTTTCTTTGTACCGGGATACTTGAATAAAGTCCAAGTAAAAAACCAACTTTGGCTTCTTTACTTCCCTCTGAACCGTGCAATGTAATTTGCACTTTGTTTTGGGTAGCTGTCTTTAAATCTTTTAACTTGGCTATGTCCCCGTCCCATTCTCTACCAGGAAGGATACACCGTGTTGGAATAAATTTTGTGTCTGCCATTGTAACACATAGTTCATTCGCCTTTAGCATTGCATCGTATACGTCCTTGTCAATACCTTCGGTTTGGTCGGCAACGTATGTCCCTGGCTTTTCAATATTCACGCCCCAAAACTTAACACGCCCGTTGCTACCCTGTAGCAGCTTCTTGGCAATATCATTATTTTTGTCGCAGATGTCTGCCAGCAAGCTGTCAGCACTTACAATCATAATCCAAAGCTCCTGCCCGTCTGGCGCTTTCGTATAGAAATCTTTAATTTCATTTAGCGCAAAACCAGTTATTAATAGAGCCTCTGCACCTTTTACGTTATAAATAGCTTGAGGAGTGTTTAAAGCTAATTGTGCCGTAGCTTCATGAGATAATATCAAGCCTCCAATACCGTCATTGGTTGGAGAGCTGCCTCCTAAAGAGCTTTCGGATTCTACAAACCCAACATTTGGAACTCCCATTGTTATTATAATTTATCGGTTTTTGAATCGGTTTTTTTGTTGCGGCTTTCCACCTTCATCATTTCGGGTTTCCCGTTTAGCGATTTTTGGTGTGCTTTGGCCTTACTTTCATCCGCAAAGGCCATCCCATCCGTCGTGAAATAGAACTTATCTACAGACGGATAGGAATCAAAGTATTTCTTTGCGTCCACGGACTTTAAATTTTAGTTGTTAAATTCTTGCCGCCATAGAGGTTCCACTGCTTTTCAAGAAACTTCCACTTATTTACCAGGCACAACCTTTTTCTGTGTATAAATTCCGTATTGCCAATGTCCGCTTTATCCGGTGTTATTTTACAAGTGTATAAAGCGTTATGGATACTATTGGAGCTGTATAAACTTAGATTTTGCAGTTTACCAGGTTCCGAAATCAATAACTTATTTTCAATTTGCTCATAAACAATTGACGGCTCCGTTATTGGGATTTCACCAGCCGTTTCCGTATATAACAAGTTGATATTATCTACAGAAATTAGCTGAACTTGTACCGCTCCATCGACAAAATGTGTTTTTGTCTGTGTCTCAATGTTGGTTGTGCTTGGCAGCGCGAAAGCTGCCACAAGCATCATTGTAAAAAGTGCTATTAAAAATTTCATTTTTTTATGTTTTACTGATTATTACTTTTGTTTATTATTCATAAAGGCAATTTTATATTGACATGTTTCACACTGCTGTGCGTATTTATTGCCTAGTTTCTCAAGTACATCCTGCAACTCTTCAATTTTGGCATTTTGCTCATTAATTTGTTGGCCCTGCTCTTTGAGTTTCCCTTCCTGCTCCTCCAATCTACGATCCTGCTCTTTGCTTAATTCGCGCCATATGTTAATTACTTCCTGCGCATTCTTAAGCTCCATTGAAATGGTTTCAGCACGGTTTTTACGCCTGCCGAAAAGAAAGGAAACAACTCCGGTTACAACGGAACCTACTAAACCAACAATTGCTACTATTACGGGGGTCATATTAATTACATATTAGGGCTAAATGCCAAAAAAAGCAGGTTATTTATTAAGTTCTTCTAGCTCTAGCTCAAGTAAGGCTAATTGCTCCTCGATGTCCTTTTTTTCATCTTCTTTAGCGTCCAAAAGCAGCTGTTTCTTTTCGAGTATCTGGCTTTCCAGTTCAGCAATTTTCTCGGCTGTTTCTTCTGATTTTTTTTCAGAATCATAGTCCCTGTGAACAGTGGTGTAGTCCTTTTTTGTTTCTGCTTTTCGTTGTTCAGCTTGTCCCTTAATAAAGTAACAGTAGCCATCTTCAAAAAGATATTGAACTTTTAGTTCAGCATTTGCCTTAAAATTGGCATCAACTATTTTTTTTAACTTTTTTTCATTCATGGCTTACCGTTTAAACTCGTCCATCATAAAGTACAACCTCCTCGCCAAATGCAGTGTTTGTATCTGCCTTCATCAACATTTTGAAGAAATACTTTTCACCGGCATTGGTAAGCTTATCAATCTGGATAATGTTTTCATCTTCGCTAAATGAAACGGCTCCCCAGAAGTTTGTGTCCATGCTTGGAGATGCATTGGCAATTACAATTACATCTTTTGGCCATGATGCCAAAGCAACGATTTGAATTCCTTTGTATCTTTCAGGATTCTTTTCAGTATAGTCTTTTCCCTTGCTTGGTTGTGCTGTTAAAGCGTCATCATACAAGTCGGCATCCTCAACACTCATGAAAATTTTAATGTTTGGCTGCTTCCTTACGGCTTTAGGAACTAATGCACGGCAAGCTTTAAGCTTGTCAATTACATTATCAACTGTAATTGCTACTGGAAGTGCAACTGCCAAAACATCTGCGTCAGCAACAATTTTAGTAAGAATACCATCAAATAGCTGATTTGCACCTGCTCCGAAAACGCCATTTACAAAGTGGTCTCCAAGTTCAAAGTCAACAACTTTTGCCATTTCTGCCAGCAGTTTATTTTGTGCTTCAGGTGGTAGAGTTGAGAACACAAGTGGCCCCTTTGGTTGGTAAGGTCTCCATATTTGTTCAAAAGAGCGAGGATTAAATGTGGTGAAAGCCATAAATTCCTGAGGAATTAAAGACTTTTCATCATAAGTAAAGTCACCCTGGCTGTCTGCATCTTCGGGTTGCTCAACTCGCTTGCGCAACATTGTCCCAGCTTTTAAGCGAGGAATAAAGAATTCCTTTTGAATATTAGGCTCTAGGCGAATGTGCCCGCCTGCAACCAGTTCATTCCCGGTTGCGGCCTTTACTAACAGCGCTTCGAGGACTTCACCTGCATACGCTGAGCTTACGATTATTGCCATGTTCTATTTTTATTTTTAATTAGCTACTACGTTGACTTACTGGCCGTTTATTTCAGCCATTCTTTTTTCCCAAGGGCTTGGACCCGTGTTTTTGTTTTCTGTAAATTCAGAAAGGTTTGCTGGTATTTCGACACCTTCAAGCGCTACCTTTAAGTCGCTAAGCTCCATTTTTTCGTAAGCGACTCTCTGTTTTACAGTGATTTTCTTTTGTTTTTCAGCGGCGTCAAGTAAATTTTTCTTCTCACTTAGCGCAATTGCCTCTTTTGCGTCAGCCTCTCTTTTTTCGGCGTCCTGAACTTTTAGCTTTAGCTGCGTATTTTCAGAGCTAAGTTGTAGTACTGTCCTGATAAGCTCACCATCGGTGACATTTTCAGAAAGGTTTAACCCCGCCGCCAGGGTAATTCTCAATGTGTCTTTTGTTTCTGCCATTGTGTCAATTTTTGAATTTAATTGTTCCTTTAATTTCAAAATGCCATCTTTATCGCTCAGATTAATAGTATTACCGGCATTGTCAAGAAGTCTGAAAGCATTTTTATTGCTTCCAAATGGAGTAATACTAATTTCCCTGGCTTCCCACTTTGTAACATCATCGCCCTCTACCTCTCGCGGGTATGCGCTTATACTGCACATTTTAATAATGCCCTTATCAACTTTCTTTTTAATTGACAGTGCAAATTCATCCTCCTCGTCAAACACTGGTACGGCTGTAATCCTTCCGTCAGGATGTACAGTTAAATCTTCCCATGTTCCAATGGGTAGCTTATTGCTGTCGTGGTCATATAACATAACAGGATTTTTATGAAACTGTGTAAAATCTCCTCCTGCGCTAATGAGTCTAAAACCGTAGCTGTTTTTTGATTCGTCTGAAACTAAAAATGGTTTTTCCGGCATTTTAAAAAATTGTTAGAATTGCTTTAGAGCCACAATGTTAATGGCTAAAAAGCGCCTCCCAAATTTTCTGCGCAAGCACTGCACAGATGTATGCAACGTTTGCCAGTTTTATTTTCTTTCGGCTTGTTTTAAGTCATTTTTGCACCATATAAATAGGTATTGAATGGGTAAGTTTGACGAAAAACGTGGTATTGCGCAGCCGCTATACACAAAAGGGAAGCTTAATCGCAAAGAAATCTGCGACATTGTAGGTATTTCTGAAAAAACACTTCGCGCCT